TTGCAGCCGTCAAGATATCTACTGCACGATCACTTGCTTCTTGAGCAAGTTTGGCATCGTAAGGCACTAGCTCATAATAAATTTCTGACGTATTTTTATTTACGACAGTAAACAAAGCTGGATTTTCTGATAAGTCCATATACGTTTGATACAAAGCAATTTGCGTAGCGTAGGTTGGATTTGCTTTTGCTACGCCGTGGCGAACAAAGCCTTTAAACTTACTGTCGTTAGCTGACTTACACTCCCATAGGCTAGGATAATCCATAACGACAGACCCGTCACAAACAACACCATCAATGTGTCCTTTGATTTCGCCATCAGCTATTGAAAATCCAAACTGCTTGCCATTTTTATCTTCTGTGCGCAAATCAAAGCCTGCATCTCTGAGCCACTTTGCAGCATAGTTTTCGATCTCATGACCGAACTGAAAGATGCGCAATGTGCGTGCCGTAAATGCTTTGTCTGGGTCAATAGAATAGTTGAGATAACGATACTGTATTTTCCGAGAACATTCATCACCAATGCTAGAGGCACCAATGTATGCGCGTCTTTCACGCTTCTCTTCCCCTGCAACTATGGCATTGTCTACTGCTTCCCTTATGTGATCCGCTACTGGATCAGTTTTAGAACGGGATTGAAGTAGAGGGCCAAGTGCCTGTTGACTTAAAGTAAGTGTCTTCGAGGGTTCCAATGTTTATCTCCGCTGTTAGCTGTTTCGCTTCTTGTAGTCCAAATATCAGTGTGTGGACTTGATCTTCTGTTAAGTCAGAGAACCTAGTACCCCATCCGAACTTGCCCAATATGTGTGCCAGTTCATCAATTGGCTTTGGTTGTATGTCGCTCAATGTCTTGTCTCCTCTCGTATTCCGAACAATTCTATGACTTCGCTAATTTCCTCCGGGTCTGCATCTTTGTTTCGGAAGCCAATATTTAAAACTTCAGCACCTTCGATCATGACCGATGCGGTTCCGAATAAAACTTCTTTCTCTGCATCTTCGATGTGGTCTTCGATTACTTCGTTTGCTGTTTTCTGCACCTCAATCATGTTGGATGGATCGTTGACCCAACAGACCATTTTGTATTCCGAGGTTTCGACAGTTAGTTCGTCCTTTTCGGCAAACATAAGATACATTTCAAATCGCGGCATCATTGTTCCTTATCCGCAAATTCTGCCCCTAAACTGGAGTACGCGGCTTTATCAACCCATGAATCTTCATGGTTTATGGTGTTTAGGATACGCGAAGTTTTTAACCAGTCCATCATTAATGTCACATGGACAGCCCTGATCTCCCCATGCGTTAGGAGTGCGCTGCGCAAGATAATGTTCCAGCCTTCTGCAATTCTACAATGATTTTCGTAGGCATCGCCATAATCTTCGGCACGCTTTCCGTTCACAAGTTGTTCGGCTTGTCGTAAGATTTCATCGCGCTGCATAATCTTCTCCTGTAATTTTCTTCCAATTTTTTGCAATTAAACGGTCAATTTCATTACGATTGAAATAATACCCCAGCATACATGCGGCTTTGTATTTGGTAAACGACAAGTCCATTTCGCTTATTTTCACGCCATTGCTGCGCAAAAGCTCTTTCTGCTTGGGGGTCGCAATATCATTAAGCCAACGCTTTGTTTTGTTTGCTGCGCTACCGTCTTCGACTTCACGCAAGAAATCATCAGCCGCAGCCATCGCTTGAACCTTTTCGCCAATTGCAACAACCTTTGCAGGCTTCTTGTTGGGCTTCGCAATAGCAATCCAATAATCCTTGATGTTGCCTACCATAGCGAAACCTTGAAAGCCTGTAGCCATGATCACAGTGCCTTTTCCATATGGGTCAATCCACAAGAAAGGGGAGATTTTCATTATGTCATATTCAGTCATAACGAACGAATCTAATTCGCTCTTCTCTGGCGGCTGGAAGACATGCCCACAGATAGGACACTCCCTGACCCTTGCATGAACTTCAGCTTCGCATTCTGGACAAATTTTTGTTGGAGCTTCACCCTCCTCCAACTTCTCTCGACCATCCAAGTTAGCTGCATCATCAATACTGCCATGCGTAATAATGCTGGTTCCAAAGTCCATGACGATGCAATCAGTCTTTAGGATGTCGGGATAAATCTCTGGATCAATAATCCGTAGACCACGACCAATCATCTGAACCATTGTGCTTTTCTGGGAGCATGGTCTGGTTAAAATCACACACGCCACAGGAGGAGCGTCAAAGCCTTCCGTAAGCACCGCTACGTTCACAACAACCTGCAAGTCACCAAACTCCAGATCATGCAGCATTTGCGCTCTTAAAGCCTTGTCAGTCTCTCCTGTTACAAAATCAGCGTTTACGCCATCAGCAATGAAAGCATTGCAGAGGTGTTCGGCATGTTTAACTGTTGAGCAGAAGACTACTGTTTTACGATCACCAGCCTTATCGCGCCATTCCCAAACAATTCTATCGTTAATAACTTGTCGATCCATAATGGCAGCGACTTCTTCCATGTCATATTCTTTGCCGCGTTTGGTTACATTATCCAGTTGGCTGTTGACGCCAAGGTCAATGACAAATGTTTTTGGTCGAACGAGAAAGCCTTCGTTAATCAGGCTTGAGATTTCAATCTGGTGAGAGCAGTTGTTAAATACGCCGCGCAATCCTTTGCCATCGCCACGATTAGGCGTAGCGGTAAAGCCTACGATTTCTGCGTGCTCATTGTCCTCCAGAACAGCGTCGATCACCCTTCGATATGTGGGAGCCGCTGCATGGTGGCCTTCATCAATCACCACCATGTCGAACTTAGGACGATCACGAAGGTTACGTTCGCGGGAAATTGTTTGCACCATTGAGAAGACGGCTTCGCCATCCCAATGCTTTACTGTGCCATTGACGATACTTGTGGTTAAAAAGGGATTAACCTTCTCAAACTTTTGCTTGTTTTGATTTACAAGCTCATCACGGTGTTGCACGATCAAAACCTTCTTACCCTCTTTGTGACGCTTGCCTACAAGCGCAGAGAGCATGATTGTTTTGCCTGCCCCTGTGGGAGCTACAACGAGTGTGTTCTTATGCTTGTCCAACGCGTTACACGCGTCAGAGACAGCTACCTTTTGGTAGGGTCTTAATAACATGATTGTACCTATTTGCTAGAATAGTGTGGGGGGTTCGCGGCCCAAGGCCCCCCGTACCTTGGTCTAGCAGGCGCGGAATGGCCCTGCCGCTAGATTACTTGTTTGCCCATGAAGGAACCGCGCCAGAATTTTGCGGAGCCTGTGGTGTAGAAGCCTGTGCAGGAACTGACGCAATTAACGTAGTATTATTCTGCATAGGAGCCTGACCTTGGGCAATATACTCACTGTTATTCGGAGTAAGCGCAGCCATTAGCTGATTGCTATCCGAATATCCGTTCGTACCTTTCTTAACGCCAATCTTAGCGCAAATCTCCATTGCGTTCAAGTCAAACATGCCAGAGATGTTACGGCTTTGCTGTGCCTCTGGAGACATATCAGCAGGGTCGATAGCGCGTGCGCTCTCAACGATTGACTTCAGTGTGCGCAAACCAATCTCCTTGGCAAGCGGCATACCGCTATCGCCCATTTTGTCACCGTCAACAAAGACGCTGTGCCAAAACTTGCGACGATCAAACTGACCACCAATGATAGTGAACTCTAGGTTCGCCCACTTTGCAGAAGTGCTCATAGATTTCTTGAACCAAGAACCCTGACCAAACTCAGGTAATTCTACTTCACCTTGCTGCACAACAATTATAGCGCGAACAACGGTACCTTTTGGAATGAGAGAAAATTCTTGGCTTGCGTTTTGGTCTTGTGGAACATTATTTAAATTAAGCATTATGCTTCCCCTTCGCTAGAAGTTTGAGTTGTTGGATCAACAAAGACTAATTCTTTGTCAGTTTTATTTGAGCCACTGCTCATTTTTTCAATTAACTTTCCTAAGTGTGGCTCTTCTAATGTGTCTAATCTGCCAGAACGGTCTTTGGCTGGATAGCCCCATTCGTTCAGAGGTTGACATACAAAGGCACGATACTGACCGTGATCCCCTGTTAACACTGACATTGTGATTACCTCGTCAACAATTCCGGGCAATTCACGGCCAGTTTTACTTCCCTCAATTTGAAGGGAGTATTGCTTGCGTCCGTACTCATCAGTAATCTCGTCAAGAATTCCAACAAAGATTACGTTTTTAGAACGGATGTGTTGAATGTGGGTTAGCCATGACATCATCTCACGACCATGCAAACCATACGCTGCACGAGTGTCTAGCTTACCAGATCGGTCAGACCGCACTTCTGGCTGTTGTAAACACCACTGGAAGCACAAACGGCCTGCAACGGTAATTGAGTCCACAAACAATGTATCATACTTCTGCCATAGGTCTGAGTTGTCCCCATACATCTGCGCCACATAATTATAATGTGATTCGCTATATGGCTGATCTTCTGCCAACGATGGGTTTGCTCCACCTAAGAAGCAAGCAAGGTCACGACACTCTGCCCATGTTCTAGGGCGAACGACATCAATAGGATGCCCCTCAATAGCTGTATCCCCTGCTTCCAAGTCCATGAACAAAGTTGTTGATGGATTAAGAGTTCGTGCAAGTGTGGTTTTACCCACACCGCTTGCGCCACAGACTACAATCTTGTGACCTTTCTTCTCAGCGATACGCTGATCTGCTGTGATAATTTGTAAAGCCATTATTCCACCTCCTCTACTGTAACTCTGCCCACCTCTACGGTGCGGCACCCTTCAAGCTCATCCTTGATTGCAGGAGGAGCGGCTGTAAATTTGCGCTCTTCTACAGCAAACGTCAGCTTGCCATAGTGTTGCGCATTTTCTGGTGACATGTTGTTAAGCGTGTCACGCAGCCCGTCTTGATCCCATGTGACCTTCTTGCCCACAGTGACTTTTAGACGTTGGTTTCCCTCAGTGATTTGGGCAGTACCAAAGTCTTTACCTTGCGAGCGCAGTACGTCTTTTGCCACTGGTAGAAATGTATCTGATAGCTGTTCTTCAACGTCTTTAAGCTCAATACGCATCTCACCGATAACGTGCTTGAGTTCTTCTCGACGCTCAAATAATTCACGACTTTCCATGTCGATTCCTTTCCGCTAAATTACTAGAACCCTACCTATCCCATAGGGAGTGGGACATGTCAATAGCTTTTTTTAGATAAAAATATTTCTATGCCAAGACAAGCCTTCATGAGCTTTTTCTTTAGCTTAAACTCAGGCGTCTCAACGCCCTTGGCGTCTTCAATAATTGTTTCCCAATCACCGTTGGCATTTTCTTTCTCGTAGCGGAAGTCAGCAATGTAGGCGCATATTTTCTGATCGTTTACCAGTAGGTTAAACCTGACCTGTAGCTCAAGATTGCGCACCCTACCCGCACGCTCAAGGCTCTTTATATATAAATATCGTTCTGATTCCCACTTAGAGTCGAACTTAATTCCTTGCACAGTTACTTTCTTGTTTCCGTACTTGGGTCTTGACCCACGCCGCTTGGGATTATATACAGTAGGAAAAGTCATTTATGGGAAGGAAACTCCATGCCAAACCCCGGAAAATATAAATCCGTAGGTGTTTCGATTGAAGCGTATGATAAGCTAGTCTTTGTTGCAGAGCACGAAGATCGTGCTATCGGGCGACAGCTTGCACGCATGATTGATGAAACATACGAGGATATTCAAGTGCGTGTCAACGCCAAGCCTAATTACCGTCCTCCTGTTGGAATAGGCGGCTTGGCGTCAGTCATCGAAGACTAAAGAAGTCCAGCGTTGCCTAAACCGCCCAGTAGTGTTGCTGCCACTGCTGGGTTTTCGCGTGCGCGTTTTCTAAGCTCGCTCTGCACGTTTCTTTGCAACATTTGAATTGGACCCATGGGTTCTGTTGATACAGAAGGCATTGATACTTCAGGAACAGGAATGCTTGGCATTCTGAGAGGAGGTTGAACATTTGTTCGGGTTTGACCGGGCTTCTCATATGATCCAAGTCCCGAAGCGCGAGGCGCAGCATTTTTAAATGCTCTGCTGCTTTGACTTGCTGCTGATGCAATTGGTTTAATTATTCTTCCTGCTTTTGATGCTGCTGATCCAACATCCACGCCTTCTTCCACTAACGATTGATTTAAGATATTTATCATAGCTTGTGATTGATTCTCAGGATTATTTCCTGCGGCACGGCGCATCTGCAAATATCTTTGAGCAGTTCCTTTTGTTCCTAGCACGTTTGCAAACAATTTAATTTTACCGACTGAGCCAAGTGTGTTTATAGGATGTTTAAACATGTTCGCCCAAAGTGATCCCGCTGCAATTGAGCCTTCTTTTCCAACATCGCCAAGATCAACTAAATCGTCAGCAAATCCATACAAAGCATCAGAAGTGTCCTCTCCTAATATCTGTCTTAATGTGCCACGCTTATAACCCGACAAAGTGTCCTTCAATGAGCTTGCAGCTTGTGGGCTTGCGAACACTTGATCATCCACAACAGACAAAATATCTTGCAATACAACATTTTTCATGTTGTCTTTCATTTTCGGATTTCCATCGAAAAATTTCATTATTTTTATGACTTCACTTTGAGTGAGGTTTGGGCTTGTTAAAGCCTTAACAACAGAGTCATAGTTTTCGTAAGTCCCAGCGTTAATATCTTTAATTACTGTAGTTTTTAAAGCGTCATTAAGTTCGTTTTGTTTAGCTAACATATTTTGCATTGACTTCACTATGCTTGATTCACCACCCACTGCATCAGTCGCGTTTTGGACATCTTCAATAGAAATTCCTTTGCGAGTGTGAGCGCCACTTATATCTTTAGCAACTTTTTGAACTTGGCCCCATTCATCACCAAACAAAACACGACCTGTATCACCTAGCTTTTTAACATGGTTGTAAAACTTACGACCATCAAATTTAGTTGGGTCTACATCGTTTCTTCCTGCGAAGTCCAAGCCATCTTCCAAGTATCTGCGAGCAAACATATCGTTTAAGGCATTGGGATTATCAGAGGCATCCAGCACAGACTGAAGACGCGCTGGAGAGTTGGCCTTAATTACCTTATCATAAAACTTATCAGCTATTTCTCTTGCGCCATATCCCTCAAAGTCTTGGAGATTATCAACTGATCTAATGATGCTTAAATCAGCGAGCTTGTCGTATTTCTGCCTAAACTCACGATAGTTCTTCATGGCAAATTTTCTTTGAGCCGCTGCCTCTTTAAGAAGAATTTTGTCTTCTGCAAAAAGACCCGTCGTGTTTATCCTAATGTCATCTATGATAGTGTTTGCATCCATCATCTCATCAATTTGGTTTCGCACTTTATCTAAAATGTTACGCCCTTTAGTGGTAACATTGCCTCCAAAATAAAGACTGTCATTTATTTGCTTTCGCAAAATAGCCATTTCATTAAATGTTGCACCACCGCCGCTTGTTCCACGCAAAAAGACTTCTGCGCCGTCAACAGCAGGATCAGCTAAGTTACGCATTTCATTCATGTAATCTGTAAGTTGGTTTTTTATTGGAGTTACGTTAAATATATCTAGCTGACCCCCCTTCTTCATAACTTGTCTGCCGCTCGCACCCGTTACAGTCGATTGAATTTGATTAAGCATGTCATCTATAGCGCGGAAGTTAGAAACAGCATTATCATTTCCAGCCTGAAATGCTTTTGTTATACTGCTTAAAGCCTGTGTGTTTAATGGAATGGACTTGTCATAAGAAGAAGACATTAAATCCATTGCATCGTCTACGGCGTTAAAAATACCTTTTTGCGCATCGTTTCTAGCTTTTCTGAGCCTTGCAAATTTAGCAGGAGCATACCAAACAACATCTTCACCTATTTCACTTACAGCGTCATCGTTAATTCCATCAAGAAACTTTGCTTTGTCGATCAACGCTTGGTTCGTATTGTTGTCAATACGTCCCATCACCTTGCCTGCGTTTTCAACAAACTTTTGACCATAAGCTGCGGGTCTTGGAGCACCCATTGCTTCAAGAGATGGAATGTAATCACGACTTACAAGGCTTTCCATTCTGACTAAACGCTCGTCAGCCAATTCCTCTGCTGGACTTCGCCCACCGACGCGGCCTGCTACGTTCTTGCCAGCGCCTATTATGCCTCGTCCAGCGCCGATAATCGCTGCGCCTAATACTTCACCGCCAGCGCCTATAACGCCTTCTATGGCTACGTCACGGGCTACTTCACCGAAGTCTTGTGTCTGCACGCCATAGAATGACTCAAGAGCCTCTTCCAGTGACTGACCAACCATTGCGCCAATACCAGCACCAGCTACAGCACCAAGGCCAAATGACGGCCCACCACCGATTATAGCGCCTGCTATAGAACCAACAGTTTCTGGAACAATTCCCGCAAAGTCAGAGAAGTCTCTTGCGCTAAAACCTTCGTCTTCGATAACAAGGTTTTTGCCGATAGGCTCCATGCCGCGAGCTTCCTGACCAGATTGCGTTAAAGCAAGTTGACCTGATGGATCACGCACATAACCGTCTTCTCCCACCAGCTTTGATAAGATAGCCTCACGATCACCTTCTGTCTCTCCAAAAGACATAAGAGAGCGGAGCTTGCCGTCAGCACCTTTAGAGTAATCAAACCTCTCGCGGTCACGCCCTTGGCGTTCATCAACCAGTTCGTTAAGAGTTTTGCCCTTACCTAATGTTGTAAATGAAAGAGAACCTATTAAATCCACAACATCTTCGTTTGCTGCATCGCTTTCTATGGCCCTAAACGCATCCAACTTTTGCCTGTCGTTTAAAGCTCCAGACTTTATGCCTCTAAATAATGTTAGCTTGGTGCGGTCATCCATTATTTATTTGCTCCAGAGATTTGCGTTGTATTTTTCTTAAACTCTAGGCTTGATAAGTAACCTTCAAGTTCAGTTTGTTCTTTTTCTCCTAAAGGACCATCTGACAATCGTGAAGCAATATCTCTTCCAGAATATCTATCCAGTGTACTTAAAGCACCTAAAATCGTTTCTTCTTTTTTAATGATGATGTCATTAAAGAGTTGATTTAATTTGTATGTGATTTCATCAGCCGTGCTACCACCACGCAACTCACCTACAATTTGAGCAACCCTTGCGCGGTCTGCATCTGAAATTGTTTTACCCGCCTCACCTAAAATCTCTGGTGCGTTTTGTGCTTGCAGTTTATCTAAGATGAACTCAAGTTGCTGAGTTGGCGTTATGCCTTCTCTCATGTTAAAGCCAAGAGTTGAAGCCAATGAGTCTAGCTTATCGACGCCAAATCTAAAAATGTTTACGCCTTCAGCTAATCCCATTCCAGTAATGAATTGTTGTTTAGCCTTGTTAATGTCTCTAGCCGCACGCGACAGACCCTGATAAGCATCTTGACCTGTTCCCACAAGAAGGTTTTCTCTACCCGATTGGGGCAATGCTCGCCATGTTTCAATAGTAAACATGTCACCAGCGCCTTCTCCAAAAAGTTCAATTTTTCTAGGAGCCTTTGTGTCGTAATATTCTTTAGCTTCTGGAGTTTTCATAGCTTCATCAACAATTTTACCCCACATTGATCCGGGCAATACGTCGAACTGTTCTCTAAACTTAGGGTCACTTTGCAAAGCGTTAAGCTCATACTTACTTAATGACTCCAGCTTACCGTTGCCTTCACCAACACCCGCTAAAAACCCTGTGACATCGTTTGACTTTGGAACGATGTAATAGTCTGCACGCTGCATAGCTTTTTCTTTAGCTGCCAGTGCAGTTGCTTGATCTGAATTGCGCATATCAATAGCATACTTGCCAGCCGCTCTGCTCTCCAAATCAACTTTTTCACGCGCTTTAATTAACTCAGGCAATGCCTTGTCTGTGGCTTCTCCCATTGTTTGCATAAAGCCTTGAAAGCCTTTCCCGCCCATTTGGTTCTGCATCATAGTTGCGCCAGCCGCCATGAGAGCCGCACCAGCATTTACTTTTCCCGGTGTTTTTATTCCTGTGGCTTTAAAAAACTCATCTTTGTATTCTTCTATGTCACGAACTTTATTTGTTTCAGGACCTTTGCCGCGAACACCGCTAATGAAATCTTCCATAGATGCAGCGAACAATTGTTCGGCTGAATTTTTTGAGTCAGCAACACTCATAGAATTTAAACCACCTTGGCTATCTACAAGTTGCTTCTCTTTCTCCCTGAATGCTTCTGCGGCAAGACTGCGTTGTTCTTCTTTTTCTTTTTTAAGGTAATCCCCTCTTTCTGTAGGATTTTCAGCGAATTTACCCCGACCACCAACGGTTCCCAGCGCCTCTATTTCCGCCTGAAAGTCCTTTGCATCTGAAAAACTTTTAGTCTTACCTTCACCAGTTGGGTCGTATGTGAATTTTTCACCCATACCCAAGTCATCAGGCACAAAATCTGGCATACCTAAATCATCAAAAATATCCACAAGTTCAACACCAGCTACGCGAGGATCAGTTAGATCTATTTCTTCAGACCGAACATCTTCAACAAAATCAGTTGGAGAACTCATATATTTAGAAAGTCCAGAAGCTACTTTCTGAGTTAACGCATATGGCAGGCTCAAGGGTCCAGACACCCCTGTCTCGCCTAATCCTTTCAAAATCTGTTGACCTTTAGTTAAAGGAATATTGCGTATTTGAAGTTGTTGATTGTAAGCGTCTGTTAAAGGATCAGCCATGTTTGTCTCTTACCCTGTCAATTGGTTAATGCCCTGCATGTTGGTGTACATTCCAACTCCTTGCATAAACGGGTCTGGGGTTGTTTGTGGTGTATTCGTAAACTCACCATACATTGAAGCAGATGGAGAGCCTGTCAAGAATGTTTGTCCATAACTATATGGAGCTAACGCTTGCTGCGTTTGATTAAGAACATTCTTTCGGCCCATGTCTTCAAGCTGTTGAGCATATGCACGCTGTTTGCCACCCATTTCGTACATAAAGCCCATATCCGCAGGCTGCATACCCGCATAGACCCTACCAATATCAGCAGCACCACCAGCTAATTGACCGTATGCTCGACCAATATCAGCCTGCATACCGCCCATTTGACCATAGGATTGACCAAGGCCACCTGTAAGGCGTCCCGCTTCTAGGTCACGTTTCTTCACATCTTCAGCAGCACGCAATTGCGCTTCTGCGCTAGATAGCCCCATGCTACGATACATATCAGCCGCTTTGAGCATACGATCTTCGCCAGACTCAAATGCCTTTGATTCCGCACCTAATTGCGTTGTGCCAAGGCGTCCAAGCTCTTGACCTGCACCTAATTGCCTCTTCATGGCGTCTTCGTAGGCTTTTTGACCCATCTGGCCTTCAGTAGTTGCCGCCGCTAGGCCGCGTCTCGCTGCGTCTGAAAAGGCTGATGATTCTAAGTTTGCACCTGTTGCACCCAACTGACCTGTAACACCAGACGCTTGCAGCGCACGTTTGCGCCCTGCTTCATCTGTTGCCATAGCGTTAGCCATCGACTTGTCATATCCTTGAGACAACAATCCAGCTATGGTGTTCTGCTTTTGCTCTGAAATGGCTCTTTCTGTTTCTGCGGCCTGAACGCCTGAACGAGAACCGCCAAATGCTCCTGCACTGATTGCTTGCGCAGCACCAGCCTGTCGCATCTTTGAGCCTTCACGATCAATGCGCTTCATTGCAGCATCAATGACTTGTTCTTTGTACGGGTCCATAAACTCTTGAGCCGAAGTAGGATCGAACTTACCAAGCCCCTGTTCTGCTAGTTCAAACGCACGGCCTGTCCTACGATCAAACGCCGTCTCTGCGCCAAACTTACCACCAGAGTCTATACTCTCTGGAGTAAACTGACCCAATCCACCTTTTACAGTTGATTGAGCATCACCAAGCAACGAGTCAGAGCGAGTTTTGGCATCAAAGGTATCTGTGCCTTTTCCTATATCATCACGAACACCTGACAACGCAGTGTCGTAAATTCCTTTTGCGCCAGTAGTTCCACGACCAGCATCAAGGTAAGTCTTTGCGTCTGGAAAGTAATCTGCAAGACCTTTCTCTATACTTGTTTTGCCAGCGCCCAACGCAGTAGCTGCCTCTGGTAAGTATTTAGGTGTGTCGGTTTCGTCCAAGAAATATGGATCGTAACGCCCCATGAAATCGTCACGGCCTTCTTCTGTTCCAAATGTTGCAGCCACTGTATTCTGAAGATCAGCAGCGCCGGGAGTGCGGCTGGCTTCAATTACATTGCCTTCTGCGTCAAGTCGTTGCTCTCCAGCTTGAACATAGTCTGGAATATTAAAGATGGATGGATCATCCATCGTGCCGCCCATAAGCTGACCGATTATAGGATCACCTGCTTCTAAAACTCGCGTTTCACCTGTTTGTGGATCAGTATATTCATCGCCTTCTTTAAGAGGTTCACCAAAGTATTTACCAAGAAGGGCCTGATCAATATCTTCAATGTATTGTGGTTTTTGCTGAATAACACTTTGTCTTGTATCATATTGGCTGGCAGTAGACATTACGCTTTCCTCTCCAGATCATCCATCATGCTATACATTTCTTGTATGCCCTGATTTAAATCACCGTTTCCTGCGCCCTCAACAGCGCCTCTTGTCATTACAAATTCTCCTGCGGTTAACATAGCAGGAACATCGTCTTCTGTGCCAGAGCCTTCGCTTGGCATAATGCCACCATCTCTACGCGGGTAATACGCTGGGCCACCTTTATTTAGTTGAACCAAACTAGAATTTGGAGATGGGTTTTGCGCTAAATACTCTTCAATTTGTTGTGCCGTTCCTGATGGTCGCTGTGTATTAGCAAGAATTAAACGGCTAGGGTTACTTCTTTTTTCTGCATAGCTTTCATTGAATCTGCGCGTTGCTGCTTCTTCGTCTGTTTCTTCGTCATCAGGTGGAAACAACATACTTAAAACTTTAGAGCCAAGACCAAATGCCAAAGACTCACCAATCGGTGTATTTAAAGCATTAGCAAAAAAACCACCCTTGCTTGGATCAGTGCCAAACATTTCGCCTAAACCCATGAGGTTCTCACCTCGCGCCACCTGATTAGAACCAGTCGCACCGGATGAAGTTATATTACCTGCAAAGTTTTTTGCAGCATCTATAGAACCAGTTCCACTACCTTGAGTCACATTATTAACAGCTTGCGTTAACGCATCACCGCTATCAAGGTCTAACCCCAACAAGCTATCAAGGCCACTCATGCCAGTGCCTCTACCAGTAAATCCACCAATGGTAGCACCGCCCACACCGCCAAGCAAAACGTCACGAAGGCGAACGTCTTTACCTTGTATCTTTCTTAATGCAGCATTCCCAATAGCGCCTTGAACTATAGGATTTGAGGCGGCTTTCGTTAGGAAAGGAATTAATTTATCGAAGAAAAACTCAGGTTGCCCTGTCGTTGGGTTCATACTGTTTTGACCAGAACCAACTGTATATCGCAAAGGATCAGCGCCAACATCCTCAAATGCCATTCCCAAACCGCGAGTAACTTGAGGGTTACTTTGCAATACTTCTTGCGGCACAACCATCTCGCCCGGAGCGACATGTGCCATCATTGTATCACCGTTTCTACCGTATTGTGACATGCCTTGCATATTAAACCTCGCGACCATTTAATTTAAGTTACCAAATGTTCCTTTAAAATACTAGAGCGTTGATCCAGAAATCGGATCAGGAGCCGTAACCCGAATATTTGTACTTCTTGACTCTGATCCTGTCCAGTTTTCACCGCAATCTGGGCAGTTTCCATCTGGATAGGACGCAATTTCTTGAGGTGTATCTACCTCATTTTCACAGTTTACGCAAGAAACAGTATCTCTACTGTTAGAAGGACGCCATTTAGAGCCGTCATTCATCGTAATAATTGTATCTGTCATGATATTGTCACCGTTACGGCTCCTACTCCACTTGTGGCTGTATTGCCCCTTAAATTAGAAGTATCTGCTACTGCAATCTTTACAAATCCCATCATTCCAGACGCGTCCCTGTAGTTAAATAAAGCCCCCGGTTCTAACCCCTGATCGTCTGTTTGCAAGTTTGTAAGGGTTAAATTCGTGTTGCGACCCTCTCCGGGGTTTTGTATTTGGGTCAAATACACAGTAAATGAACGCATTATTTCTGCCATGTATTCCTGATTGTACTCCTCTGGAGGTATAGGGAAAAATGGTAGAACTAAGTTTCTTGACATTAACGTCTCCCGTCAGGTCTGATGTCAACTCTTGGAGAACCTAATCTCCATGCAACCCCTGTGTTTGAGCTATCAATTCTAAAGGCGAATGACCTACCTCTAAGTCGAACAAATACCTGTTCGGTAAATTGTTCTACTGGAACGCTTGCTGTCTTTGCAACTGAACTTGCATCAGAGTCAAGATAGTTTCCTCCGGGGAAGTTCCTGACTTTAAGCGTCATAGTAGCACTTGGGGCGTCTGCTGTTGAGTTTCTAAACGTCAAATCAGGTATTAAACGGCGCATAAACGCAAATTGTTCGCCTTCTCCCAAGTCCATCTGACTGCTTTCTATAAAGGCAGCAATAGCTGTGGCAGGAGTTGTACTTCCATCGTCAAATCCAATTTCATGTAAGTACAGATAATGATCTGTGCCAGCCGCAATTGGATCTGCGTTTACACCACGATCTAGCCACACAGTTCGACCAAGTGTGCCATAATACCATATCTTCTGTTGATAGTTGTATGTCACATAGCTATCGTTTTCTGCACTAGAGGCAGAAGGATAAAACCAAGTTACTTCGGCAAATGCAGAGTTTACGCCAGCAGTAACTTTCTCTAGCTGGTCAGTGTTAATGTTTGTAAATACATAGTCTCTAACAGAGCAAGGAAGCCTTTGAACGCTACCACCGTAGACGTAAAACTCCTCTGCGCCCATCCAGAATACGTTATCTTCTACAGCTATTGCAGCTAAAGGACCTGCTATTGTTATTCCTTCAGAAATAGAATTAATACCAAAAGTAAATGGTGGCCCTAAGAACTGCATGGCGTGCAAAGAAACATCTGTGTACACCAATATTTGCTGACGTGTTTCTATAGCGGTTATAATTTTAGAACCTGAACCTATGCGCAAATCACCAGCGGTATTGGTCACAAGTGACTGCCACTCAACAATGTTTTCTTGATCAGAGAAGCGAATTAGCAAGGGGTCTTGTGTTCCTTCGGCTGTTTCAGGGTCACAGCCAAATGCTATAACGTGTCTGTCTTTATCAGATACCATAACTTGCTTGGCTACAGTAGGAACTTTGTTTGCTCCTGCTAGTGATGAAAGAGAAACAGACCTACCATTAACGCCACTTGCGTTGCTTTTATCCCAGTAGAACAGTCCACCATCTCTCACGTTAATAACAAGGTCTTCTCCAAAATTATCATGGGACCAAATGCGTAGAGTTTGTCCAGAGGCTGTTAAGTCGGCACTAGAGTTCCAAGTGCCACGACTCCATGATCCTGCGCCCCAACCGTTTCCTGAAATGGTTGTGTCAAGACCAGTGTTAATTTGGTACGCGCCAACGATTGATCCGCCACCATTGCCACTATCTGATGTATTGGCGAACACAAAGGTTGGGTTTAAGCCGTCTGTGGTTGTTATTGAAGGAATAGTAGAGACAGTTCTAGCTTCAATCTGATAGGCATCGTCACTTACAATCGCAGTAATTTCGTATTCTTGATTTAAAACATTTGCGGTAATTACACCACCTAATGAAGCTGCACCTGAAAAGGTCACAAAGTCTCCATTTAATGCGCCGTGGTTGGAATCGGTTACGGTGATTGTCGCACAAGTAACGGCAGCATTATCTGCGTGACCCGCAGCGGTAGTTCCGTTTTGGCCTCTAGCGCAACCAGTTAGTGTATTTGATGAAATGG